CTTCAAGGTGATACTGCTAAAGTTGAACAAATTAACTTAGAAACTGGTGCTGAATCTCCAGTTTGTGATTTACGTTATGCTATTGGACCTTCTACTACTGAATTTGAAGTAGTTCCTGTCGATGGTACTGGACCACTTCCTCCTGGAACCATAGATGTAGCAGTTAATGATGGATTTAGAATCGGTGCTGAAATTATGGAAGTAATTTCAGTTGTTGATGGATTTGATTCCACAACATTAACTGTAGTTAGAGGTACGTTAGGAACTCAGGCAACTGCCCAACAAGAGGGTTCTCCAATGTATAGTACTGATATTAACGTTACTGAGGCTCTTACATTAAGTAAGACTGCTGGTACATATCAGTCTACACCAGGTCTTTATAATATTCAATTGAATGATGTTATTATTGGTGCTAAATCTGGCACTGTATCTAGAGTTACAACTGCTAGTGTGTATCAAGATCCTGTTACTGGAGAGTTTATTGGTCAGGTTGATATTTCTCCTGGATCTTCATTCTTTGGACTATTATTCAACAGAATTACATCTACATCTTATCCAAACGTAGTTATAGATGATATCTCTAAGTCTCAGATTAGTATTGTTGATTTTGATGATAACGCAACTGCATACAACACTAATTTCCCATCAAATGAGATAGTTAGTAACTATATTATTCCTTATTCTAATCAAGTAGGAACATTACAGATTGGAGAAAATATTCGTAACTATAAGATAGAATATGGTAATAATTCTGGAGAATTTACTGCTGGTGAGGATGGTAGAGTTAGAAAGATATCAATGTATGATAAAGAAGGTGATGGATTCTTCAATGCAGGTCAAATAATTAGAACTCGTGATACTAAAGCTGAAGTTATTGGATATAACCAAGCACGTGGAATTGTATACTTAGGTAAGATTGGTAGAAGTCTTCAAGATGGTCAAGATTATTTTGAGTTTGACTTTGCAAATGATGCTAAAATTTCTTCTACACAGAAGAAGTTTGGTGGTACTTCACTTCAATTAGATGGTTCTGGAGATTATATCAGTGTTGCATCTACAAGTGAGATGGCTTTTGGTACAGGTGAATATACTATTGATTTCTGGTGCAGACCAGATACTGCTGCATTAGCAGGTCTTGCTGAAATTTATGATACTAGAACATCTGATCCTGAAATCTCTGGTAGACTTTATTTAAATGGTGCTCAGATTCGTTACAATGTTAATGGTTCTGATATTGTAACTTCTGGTGCTACTGTAATTCCAACCAATAATACTTGGTATCATATTGCTGTAAGTAGATCTGGAACAACGGTTAAGTTATTCCTTGATGGAGTTGAAGTAGGATCTGGTACAGATAGTAGTACATATGTTGCTAGACCAATTAGAATTGGATCTAGTTATGCAGCGACTAATTCATTTGCTGGATATATTGATGAGTTTAGAATTTCTGATGTAGCAAGATATACTGGAGCGTTTAATCCTCCTGCAGGTATTCATCAAGGTGATGTTGATACTAAGGTATTATTACACTTTGATAGTTCTGATGGAGATAAGTTTGTTGATGATTGGTCTGGTGGAGAGTCATTTAGTAATACAGAATACTTCAATAATGATCCTATTGTAGCTTCTAGACGTTATATTGGTAAGCATACTTATACTGGTGGTACTGTAAATGGTGCTGTTATCATTCAACAAGGTATAATTGAAAAAGATGTAACTGATGCTACTTACAATGGTTTAACAGGAGATTTAGTATTAACTATAGGATCTCATAGTTACACAACATCAAATACTGTTAAGATTGCTCCTAATTCATTAACATTTACTTGTGAAATGGATAATAATGCTACTCAGCATACTTATCCACGTATAACTGACCCTGTATATGATACTGCAATTGCAATTACTGCAGTAACTGCTACTACAATTACAGTTAATGTTGGTGTAGCAATTCAACAAGGATTTGCTAAGAATAGCCACAGATACAATAATGCTGGACAATTAATTCTTAAGAACTTAGAATTTATTGCGAAAGAAGTTGTATACATGATTAATCAGAAGTTCCCTAACTTTACTGTTATTGGTGGAGATGTTAATTGTGAAGATGATGTTAAAGATATCTGCAGATCGATTGTAGCAGATATGCGTAATGGTGGTAATAATAAGACTTGGCTTGCTGTTTCATACTATATTGATAGAACTGATACAGCAAACGTAAAACTACTTAATATTGAAACAGAAGTCAGAGAAACTATTTGGGCTTATAATAAACTTGACCAAATGTTAGAGTTTATTGTTACTAATAGTGAGTGGAAACCAGTTGGTGATCATGGATTAAAACAATTTACTGATACAACTATTACTGATTCTACTACAACGTCATTCACTTATAAGACACCTACTGGTGCAACTTATGATGCAGACACTGGAGATCTAACACTTACTGATGTAGCTCATGGATTAGTTGGTAGAAGAGCAGTAACAGTACAAGCTGGTACAACATATAATGCTGAAACTGGAATTCTTTCTATAACATCTGCAAGTCACTTATTCCAGAATGGTGACAAGGTAATGATTGAGAAAGAGTCATTGACCTTTACTTGTGATATGGATGGTCATAAGACTGAGCATAAGTATCCAAGAGCATCAGATCCAGCACTTGCTGGATGGTTAACTGTTTCTAATTCACAAACAAATAGTTTTGATCTTGATGTTGGTAAATCACCTTTATTAGTCTTCAATCCTACTGGTGGATCTTATGATGCATCTACTGGTCATATGAAGTTACAGATAGGTGATAATATATTAACTCCAGGAACTAACGTTAAGATTGCACCTAATTCAATTTACTTCAGATGTACAAGTGATGGATTGCAAGCTGTTAAGAAGTATCCTAGAACTACCGATCCTATTGCAGGTAAGCCTACTCCAATTGCATATGATGGTGAACAACTAAGTGCATCATTTGCTAACTATACACCTACAACAGGTGTAATGAAGATTACTGCTGGTAAGACATTCACTCCTCTTGATGCAACATATAATGCTGTTAATGGAATGATGAATTTAACCATCCCCGATCATGGAATGGTTGCTGGTGACACTGTAAGATTAGAAGATGGTGCTATAACATTCACATGTGCTATGGATGATCATTATAGTACTCATACTTATCCTAGAACTACTGATCCTAAGAGAGGACTTCAGTTATCTATTACTAATGTTCAGCCTCATTCATTCTCTGTTAATGTTGGTATTTCACCTAAAGTTCAATTAACACCTAATAATGGTATCTACAATCCAACAACAGGTATGATGACGTTGGAATTCGCAACTGCTCATGGATTGACTGCTGGTACAAGTATTAAGATTGCAAAAGAATCATTAACATTTAGTTGTGGATTTGGTGGTGCTAGTGGCGATGCTGCTAAGAAGTCTTACCCAAGATCTACAGACCCATTCTATGATACTGCAGTAAAGATTGAATCAGCTACTACTAATGCTATTACTGTTAAGATTCTAGAGAATGTTCCTTCAACTAACACTGATACCCACACTTGGGTTGGTGCTACTACTGGTTGTATACACACTGGTGGTGATTATGAACATATCTTCCATAGTGCTCTTACTAATGGTGTTGTTGCTAATAAGCATGGACTTCTTAATGGGGATAGAATTAAACTTGCTACTAATTCATTAACATTTAGATGTCAGTTAGATAATCAAGAAACTGAGCATTCATATCCAAGATCAACAGATCCTTATAATGGAAGGTGGTTAGCAGTATCTAATGTAGGTGCTAATACATTTGATGTTAATGTTGGAATTTCTCCTGATACTTCATCACATATATTCAAATCAGCTTATACAAATGGAATTACCAAGAGAGATGGAAGTATAACATTTGATGTTGGTAAGTCACCTAGAGTTGGATATGATGTTGCTGGTGCTACATATGATCCTCTTACTGGTGATATGGTTCTTAATGTTGGAATACACAACCTTTTAGAGAATCAAACAATACAAATTGCGGATAATGGATTATCATTTACATGTTCTATGGATGGTAATGCAACATCTCATAGTTATCCTAGATTAACTGATCCATCTCGTAAGCATGCACTCAATATTACTAATGTTGGTGAGACAAGTAAGACTATAAGTGGAGCAGGTTATACTCCAAGTACAGGAAGAATGACTCTTACTGTTAATGGACATAATCTTAATCCTGCTACAACACATACACCAACTGATGCAGTTTATAACCCTGCTACTGGTGAATTAGAGTTAACTATTGTTGGTCATAGTTTTGATAATGGTGATAGAGTTCTACTTGATGACGATTGCCTAACCTTTACTTGTGGTAAGGATAATCATGGATCGCAACACACATATCCTAGATCAACTGATCCTTCTAGTTTGAAGTGGTTGTCTGTACAGAATGTACATATAGATAGATTTACAGTTAATATTGGTAAATCACAAGATTTAAGTGACCATAGATTTATTTCTGCTACTTCAAGTTGCGTAAAGAGAGCAAAAGATTCAGTTAAGTTTGATGATAATTCAATTACATTTAGATGTGATAAAGATGCACAGGCAACTGACCACACATATCCAAGAGTAAGTGACCCTGTTCATCAGCAGTGGATTCCTGTTACAGAATCACTAGATGCTAATACTATTGTTCTTAATGTTGGTAAGTCTTCTGACACATCAACACATGTATATCAAACTGCAACTTCTGGTGGTTTGAAAGTACAAACTGGATATATTACAGTTAATGTTGGTAAGTCACCTACTGTTTCACATAACCCATCATCAGTGACATATAACCCTGGTACTGGTTCTATGGCAATGAGTATTGGAAATCATTACCTTCGTGGTGGATCTCAGCATACAGCATCAACTGCATCATATGAGGCATCAACAGGTATTATGACTGTTACTGTTGCTAATCATGGATTCTCTGTTGGTGATTATATTAAGTTTGCAGAAAATAGCATTACATTCACATGTACAATGAATGGTAATGCAACTAATAAGCAATATCCAAGATCTACAGACCCATCATTTAATAAGTGGTTGCCAGTTGTAGGAATAACAACTGATACATTTAAAGTCAATGTTGGTGCTTCACCTCTTGTAAAACATGATGTAACAACTGCAACATTCGATCCTGCAACTGGTCTTATTGAAGCAACTATCGGATCTCACTCTCTTGAAGTTGGTGAGCCAATAATGCTTAAAGATTATGGATTCTCATTTAGTTGTGGTCTTGATGGAGATACAGTTTCTAAGTTATATCCTAGAGAAACAGGATTTATACAGAATGCTGGTGTTGCTGACCCTGCATGGAGAACTCCTGTAATAATTACTGCTAAGAGTGCAACAACAATCACATTTAATGTTGGTACTTCATCTGATGTAACTGCCCATAACTGGACTGGTGGTACATCTCAAGACGCAGTAATTTCTGGTGGTGATTATAACCATACATTTGTGACTGCTTCTACTAATGGAGTATACAGAACGAATGAAACCGTAATGATTGGTGAAGAGTCTATGACCTTTACATGCGACTTTAATGGTGATGGAAATAATACTGAGAAGAAATATCCTAGAGCATCAGGTTCTAATGCTCCTGGTGGTGCTGACTATGCATATAACAAACCAGTTCCTATTACATCAGTTGGAACTAATGCACATACACCAACTTTAGCAACATATACTCCTGCTACTGGTGTTATGAACATCGAGTTAGTAAATCATGGATTTGCATTATCAACTAACCACACAGTAACTGCTGCAACATTTACACCTACTACTGGTGTAATGAAACTTACTGTTGCTGGTCATGGTTTCCAAGACGGAGATAGAGTTAAACTTGCTGATGGATCTTTAAGATTTACATGTGATAAGGATAGTAATGCAAGTAATCATGATTATCCTAGAGCATCTGATTTCGCAAGTAATAGATGGTTACCAATATTCAATGTAAGTACAAACTTCTTTGAAGTTAATGTTGGTAACATGTTTGGTCCAGCAGCAATTTCACATACAACTACACACGCTTTTGTATCTGCTGTTGCTAATGGATTAACCAAAGCAAATTCATGCATCAAACTTGCTGAAAACGCATTAACATTTACATGTGGTAAGGATAATGGTGCTAGTGAGCATTCATATCCAAGAAGAACTGATCCATCATTCGATGAGTGGTTACCATTAAGTAATGTTCTAGCAGATTCATTCGATGTTTATATTGGTAAAGCTAGTGATACATCAACCCATACATTTGTATCTGCTGCAGATAGTAGTCTTCATAGTCAAACTGGTGTTATTAATTTGAATGTCGGTATATCAACTGATACAACTACTCATAATTATGTTGCTGCAACTAAGTTAACACCTACTAATGCTGCTTACAACCCAACTACAGGTGTTATGACTATCACTGTCAATGATCACAACATGGCAAATGGTGAGCAAGTTATGATTGATGACGGTGCTATTAAGTTAAGTTGTGCATTTGGTGGTGCATCTGGTGGTGCTGCACAGAAGGATTATCCAAGATCATCTGACCCTGCTAGTGGTAGATGGTTATCTGTTTCTAATGTACAAACTAATTCATTTGATGTACAAGTATTAGATGTAGCACCTTCCACAAACACTGATACACATTCATTTGTATCTGCTGTTTCTAATAGTATTACTAGAGGTATCTTAAGAACTGGTGGAAATCACACTCATACATTTGCTAGTGCCAGAAAGAACGCTGTTATTGCTGGTGGTATCTATAGACATGAGTTTGTTTCTCCTAGTTCTTATACAGTAACTGATGGTGCTTACAACCCAACTACAGGTGTGATGACACTTACAATTCCTAATCATGGATTTGAATCTGGTGATCATATTATGATGGAAGATAATTCCATAGTCTTTAATTGTAGTTTCGGTGGTAGTCCAACAGATAAGTCATATCCTAGATCATCTGACCCAATTAGCGGTAAGTATGTACCTATCGGTAATGTAACGACTGATACATTTACTATTCAGGTATTAGATTCTACACCTTCTACCAATACTGATGCTCATACATTTGTATCTGCATCTACAGGTGGTGTTCATAGGGCGGTGCTTATGACAGGTGGTGTTTATAACCATACATTTAAATCTGCAACTATTAATGGAATCTATAAGCAAGGTCAGGCAATAGAAATTTTACCTGATGCACTTAAGTTTACTTGTGATATGGATGGTGCTGAAACTAATCATCCATATCCTCGTAAAACAGATCCAGCATATAAGTCTGCATTACCTATTACTCATTATACTAATGATACATTTACTGTGAATGTAGGTAATACTACTTTTGGTGATAATAGAAATTATACTCCATATTCACCTAGCTTTGCTTCATACGATCCTTCTACTGGTATCTTAATATTAACTATTGAGGGACATCCATTAACTTCAGATGATTATGTGATATTAGAAGATAATTCTATTAAATTTACATGTGCAATGGATGATAATCAGACTACTAAGTCTTATCCACGTCCAGGACATGATGTTCGTGCTGCAAGAAAGAAACTCAAGGTCATTGGAACTACAGTTAATACAATTAGTCTTAATGTAGGTGTTGCACAAGCAGATCAAACATTTACACCTTCTGATGCATCTTACGATGCTGAAACTGGTGAAATGACTCTAACAATTGGACAGCATGGTATGAGAGTTGGAGCAAATGTCACTATTGCAAATGGTAGTTTGAGATTCACATGTGGAATGGATGGTAATAGTTCTAATAAGGATTATCCTCGTTCAACAGATCCATATGGAGATAATAAGTCTATTCCAATTACTCATGTAGGTCATACACATGCAACAATAACAAATGCAGTGTATACTCCTGGATCTGGTTTGATGGTTCTAACCGTACCTTCACACGGATACTCTAATGGAGATTATGTTCAGATTGTTGATGAATCATTGACATTGAGATGTTTGCTTGATGGTAATAGTACAGATCATACATATCCAAGATCTACAGATTATGCTAGTGGTAGATGGTTACAAATTTCCAATAAGACTAATGATACATTTGAAGTTAATGTTGGTACTTCATCTGATACTACAACACACATATTCCAAAAGGCTTCTACTAAAGGTCTTAGAAGACAGAGTGGTGTAATTACAGTTAATGTTGGTAAATCTCCTATTAAAGGATATGATGTAACTGATGCATCTTTCGTTCCTGGAACTGGACTTCTTACTGTTACTATTGGTAACCATAGTTTAACTACTGGTACAGCAGTTAGAATTGCTAACAATTCACTTGTATTCCGTTGCGATCAAGATGGTCAAAGTTCTGATCATTCTTATCCTCGTGCAAATGGTCAAAATGGTGCATCTGGTAACGACCCTGCATGGAATACAGCAGTTAATATCACTGCCACAACTCCTACAACTGTTACACTCGATGTAGGAACCTCAAGTAATACAACAACTCATGTATTCCAGAATGCAAATAATACATATACACCTTCTACTGCATTATATAATCCTACTACTGGTGTAATTACAATAACCGTTGCTGATCATGGATTTGTTAACGGTGAGCATGTTAAGATTGCTGATGGTGGATTGAAATTTACTTGTGCTCATGATGATCATGCAACAACTCATGCATATCCTCGTTCTACTGATCCTATCAGTGGTAAGTGGATACCAATTTCAAATGTACAAACTAATACATTTGATATACAGGTATTAGATGTAACTCCTTCTACTAATATAACCGCACATACATATCATTCTACAATTGCTAATTGTATTACTAGATCAGTTATTTCTACTGGTGGTGATTATTCACATACATTTGTAGGTAATCAAGGTTCTAACACTGTTTCATATACTCCACAAGCATCACATACATTTGTATCTTGTGATCCTGGAGCAGTTAAACATCAATTAACAATACACAATTTTGCACAAACAACTGCAAATGGAATTAAAGTTCTTAATTATAATACATCTGATTGTACTGATGTACAAACAACTATAGAGAACTTGGTTAGTATCGTTACAGATACTTTAGATGCTGCGATACAAAATCCACCTCTCGATTATCTTGGCAGTCTTGTCCAGTATTCACCCCCACACGAATTCCTTGGTGGTAGAATATTCTCTTACTATGAAGAAGAGTTCCCAATTAATTGGCATGATGGTACAGAAGACATTATGTTCACTAATCAAATTGGTGCTCCAGGTAAGTATAGATTTATAGATGCTGCTAATTTAGTTCAGTTAAATGCTGGTCCTATTGTAGATAAAGCATCTGTTGATATGTTAGAGCTTTATCCAGATCTTGCTTTGGATATGCCTAGAAACTTTGATGGAAGTGGTGCTGGTACATTACAGTGTAAGACTGACTTAGCGTTAATTCTTCAAGAGTTTATTAAAGATCTTAGAGATGGTGGTAATTTTAATACTGTAAATGTTGCTAAGAGATATCTTGGTACTAATGATGTTCTACTACATATTCGCTTACAAGTATTCCAGTCTGCTTATGCTCATGAGCGTCTTGCATACTATATGAAGCAAGCAGTTAATGGTGATCTAACAACAGGTAATACTGATAAGATTATTGTTGGTGCTTGGGGAATCACACCATCTAATTCTCAATCATTTACTCCAACTGGAGCAACTTATGAGCCAACAACAGGTGAATTAGAGTTAACTATTGGTTCTCATACTTTAGTTAAAGGTAGAAAGATAAGAATTGCAACTAATGGATTAACATTCCGTTGTCTTGAAGATAGTAATGGTAGTGATCACACATATCCTAGAACTACAGACCCTGTATATCTACAGAATATTGAAATTATTGATATAACAGCAACTACAATTACTGTTAATGTTGGAACTTCTTCTAACACAACATTACATACATTCCAGACTGCTGTTACCGATTGTGTAACTGCTCCTGGAGATTGTGCAAATGTTACTGATGCTATTGATAACTTAGTAACTATTGCAAACGATATCATTGCTCCTACAAATTCCGATTTCGCAATCGCTGCTGATAGACTTTACTTTAATAGAGATGGTATTTCATCTGAGATTACTGGTTTAACACGAGCAGAGTTTACTTATATGTTAGATACCTCTCAACAGTTTGCATTCTCTTATCCAGAACCAGGTGGAGAAAGTACATGTCAGAGAGATATTAAATTAATCATTCTTGGTATTATTTCTGACTTACAGACTGGTGGTAATAATAGTACCGTTGCTGCAATGGAATACTACTTGTCTTCTGCGATGCAAATCATTAATGTTGAAGATGAACTTCTAGCAACAGTTTATGCTATAGAACAATTAGGATTCTTATGTGAGCATGCTGTTAAAGGTGAGTTAAGAATTAGAGGTGGTTCATCAGTTGATCCTCTTTATGCTTATCAGCATTCATTTGACGATCCATATACTGATAGTGAAACACCTACTGATATGTCAGTAGTTGGAACTAGGATTAAAGAATTAGTTAATACCGCAATTAATCTCATTGTTCCAGGTAAGAGACCTATGAGAGGTGCTGCTAAGAACCTCATTTATAATAGAGGATATTATAAGGAAGAAATTACAACTCTAGTTAATGCACAGTTTGGTCTTAATACTTGGCAATATAATGATTGGGTTGATAGTATTATCACTAATATGAGTCATGATTTGTTAACTACAGATATCAGTGATTCTTCTATTGCTCATAATATAACAATTGAAAGTGTTATTGGAAGATTTGAAGTTGGTGAATTAATTACTTCTGATAAGGGATCTGCTAAGGTTCTAGAATATAATTCAGACACTAAATTCTTAGTTGTTGGTGAATTTGTAGGAACTCCTTGGATATCTAATACTTCATTAACTGGAACAAAATCTAATGCATTAGCAACTGTTTCTGTAAATGGTGTTGATAGTAGTTACACTTGGTTTAATTCACCAGGTAATGTAAGGACAATAGGTTTTGCTAGAAATATTACATCAAATATAACTGGTCAAGTTTCTGGTATTAACTTATTTACTAATCCAGAATTGTTCGTACCTAATTGGATAGGTACTGGAGTTGGATTTAGTGATAACTTTACAGAAGCACCAGATAGCAGTAATACTGCTTCTAAGTTAATTTCTTCTAGTTCTGGTGGTGAGCACACCGTTGATAGAATATATGACTTAACTGCATATGATACATGGGATGATGGTAATATTACATTTGATGATACCACAAATAGCTTTGATGAAGGTGGATCAGGAACTGGTGGTGATGATCAGCAATATACATTCTCATGTTTCTTTAAGAAAGCAGAATATGAGCAAATAAGATTCCATATCATACTTGATGATGGAACTGCTGGAGAACAAAGTGTATTCTTTGATCTTAATATGAATACTGGTAACACAGGTACTCTGTTTATACCTCAAGGTGGTATATCGGGTGATGCTTATGGTGCTGTTCCTTATGGTGGCGGTTGGTATAGAGCATATGTTACAACAACATTCTCATTTGGATTCTCAGAACTTAAGACTAGAATTAATGTATCAAATGAAAATAATCAGATATCATATAGTGGTGATGGAACTAAGGGTGTTTATGCTTGGGGTTCAAAACTTTCTAAGGGTACATTAGATCCATATACTTCTGCTAGTGGTGGAATATTCTATGCTGATGGTGAGTTTAATATTAAGAGATATGCATTAGATAAATTAGAAGAATACATTATTGGTGCAATGACCAATAGTCTTACAAGTCCATCTCCTGAGGCTGGATATTTGAGCTTCTTCTCCACTGATGCTGCTGGATATTATGATATTAGATCTGTAAGTAGAGTTGTACGAGATAATCTTAAATTGCTTAGTGAGCAATTAGCAGTTGATACTTATTATACTAGTGTTACAGTTAACAATGGAATTACAATTCCTACCTACACATATGGTAATAGAGAACTGCCAGTTGGATTGGGTGGTGGATTAAAATCATCAGATTACCTATATGGTACTGCTAGTGATAGTCATGCAGAATTAGAAACTCTTATTCCTAATAAGGGTGAAATCGTTAAGATCTATCAGAGATTGCGTTTTGATGGTGATGTAGTTGATGGTCCTTGGGTCATGAACGAGACAGTCGCTAAGAATGGTGACCCATCAGTTACTGGTATTATATACGGAGTACATGAGGATGAGAACTTTAGTTACTTAGATATTGAAGTTACTGGTAATCCTTGGGCTATCACTGATTATATTGTTGGTTCTACAAATAACACAACAGCACAGATTAGTTTGATAGAAGATCGTATGCAGATTATTGATTTAGATGGTGAGTTTGACGCAACTGTACCATTTAAAGGATATACTAGTGGTGCTTCCGCTACACCTACTGACTTCCTTAGAAATGAAGCTGCTATTCTTGATAATACTGGTGGTACTTTAACGGTTGATACTGAGACTCTTGTTGGTTCATTTGAAAAGACTTCTGTTGTTTATCCAGAAACTTCTAGACAATTTGTTACTGTAAGTAAGTACAATGGTTTAGATATTGGTGTTGGTGACAGAATTGCATCAAATGGATATGTGAGAATTGGTATTTCTATTATTAGTGATTTGAGTCAATTTAGTGTTGGTAACAGACTTTATAAAGTTATTGGTGGTGTTGCTGATCAAGAAAACTATGCAATTATTACTGAGGTTGATCTAGACAATAACTTCCTCTATATCGCTGATTTCCAAGGAGATCAAATTACAAATGGTGATCTCGTAGGTGATTATGGTCTTGGTGGTAACTTCCCTGTAGGTTACGCATCAGTAATTACTAGAGTTGTAACTCCTGGTGCTGGTGCTGCATTAGTACAAGATATACGTCCAGATGGTCAGTATAAGAGATTGTATTTAAGTGATATTACAGGAACATTTGACCTTAAGGATTCTGTTATTGGACCTGGAGATTATAAGGCAGCAGTTCAAGCTAAAGTTAATCTTAAAGCACGTGTTAAGAGAGCGTTTAAAGGATTTGATGGTGTTCAAGATACATTCAATCTAACGATTGATAATGGTGTTAATTACCTCCCAGATCCAGAAGGACATCTTCTTGTATACATCAATGGTATCCTACAACCTCCAGGTGGTACTAACGCATATACAGCGTTCTCTAATCAAATTCAATTCTCAGAAGCACCAGAATTAGGTGCATCCTTCACAGGATTCTACGTAGGTAAATTGAGACAGTTGGATGATATTTCATTCGAGTTCGACTCCTTACGTCAGTCATTCAACCTCAAGCGTAATGATGTATTCTACTCACTAACTCTAACTGAGGGTGTTCAATCTTCAACTATACGTCCAGAAAATAACATCATTGTTTCACTTAATGGTGTTGTTCAGGAACCAGGCGTAGGTTTCGAGATTGTTGGTTCTAGAATAATCTTCTCTGAAATTCCTCGTGTGGGATCGACATTCGTTGCCTTCTCTTACGTTGGTTCTGAGGCAGACGTTGATGCTGCTGAAGTTGTTCCACCAATCGAACCTGGTGACTTTATTGACATCCAAGGTGAGACTTCAGATAGAGAAGTTGCTGTTATTGAGTCTTCAAACTCTCTAATCACATTCGACTATCTTGGATCTGTATTCGGACAAGATGCTAAGGCAACTGCTATTCTGACTGCAGGATTCATCAATGACGTTCAGGTAACATCTGGTGGTTCTGGATATACAACTAGACCAAATGTTAGAATTGACTCTATTTCTGGATTTGATGGAAACATCAGAGCATTGATTGGGGTTGCAGGTGTTGAAATGAATAATGCTGGATCTGGATATAAGGATCCAAAAGTTGAAGTTGAAACAACTGTTCCTCTTGATTGGAACGCACCTAATCTTGCAGATTACGGTGAAGAAGAGGTAGACCCTGAAACACCATAAATAACTAAAAAATGTAGCGAGTAATGGCCAAACAATCACTAAATCTTGGTACGGTAGCTAATGATAACACAGGGGATACCCTGCGTGGTGGAGGCGACAAGATAAACGATAATTT